GCTCGTGTATACAAAACACGGCGGAATACTCAATCTGAAGGTAGGCGATTTCGTCTACCCGATATTAAGGCTTCATAAAACACGCTTTGAGTCCAGCTTTAATCTGACCCACGCCTGCCGGCAGAACCAGAGGCTCTATTTCCCCCAGGCAAGGGTTATCGTCTGTGAACATAAACACACCGCCGAGGTTCTCCAATACAGGTATGCCGATAATGAGTGCGTCGGCGTAAGAACAGGAACTTATGCTGTCTATGACGACTTCGCCCAGCAGAACGGCTTTTTCGGCGCGCACGTTTCAAATCCTACAGTCATATTCTACCCAGACAGGGATAAGTTAATAGGCTTCAAGGATATGCGGGATGCGGTTGTCTATCTGAGGGTCGTAAGATGATTACCAACCAGCAATTCTACAGGGCATTATTAAACTATCGCAAAGGTGAACCCGAACCATTACACGAAACGACTGCTGTCCTTGCTTATGAAGTAGGCAGGATGCTTGAACAAGCTATGTATCTTTATTGGGACGGTACAGACGCTGCACGATTAGGTTTCTTCAAATCAGAACTGATAGACGCCATAGCCCAAACTGTATTGATATGCCAATCATTAGGCGTTTCTTTTGATGAGATGAAGGAACTTGGTATAGAGAAGGCAATGGAACGCTTCACCCGTAAAGAGAATAAATGAGGGCTGTGCGTGAATAAGAAGATTGGCTGGCTGGGGGTATTTTTTGCCTTATTCGTCAATCCTGCTCAGTTAATTAGAATATGGCAGACCGGGGAGACGACGGGGATTTCGCCAATAACCTATACATTCCTGACTTTAGCTTTAATATGCTATTTATATGAGGCTATTAGAATAAAAAGCAAAGTCTTTATGGCATCACACTTAATAGGGGTAACAACAAGTACAATCATACTGGGGTATTTAATATGGGGGTAATATGGAAGGACAAGACTTTGAAGATTTTAAGAAGGAATTATTAAGGAACCCGGATATAAGACGGGAATATTATAAACGTCGTGTAGATACCCGCCATATCCCCGATAACCCGGAGCAGGAAATAGAATGGTTATGATATACCCGAAGCGTTTAAGGCGATGGATAATTGAAGATTGAGTTTATAGCCAGTCTACCGGATATTATGAGTGCAATAAATATAAGCGGCGAAGGGGCTGTCAGGTTGAAACTTGATATACCAGAGTCGGAGATAGCCAATGCCGTTAAAATGGTATTGATGAAGGGTAAAGCCTTCAAGGTGATTATAGATGACGGAATTAAATAGTAATGGAAACAAAAGAGGAATGTCCCCAAACTCTAGGAAAAATCTGGAGTTGGGGCATAAGCCGAATATAAGAACATCTAAAGACTTCAGCATTACCCGTATTATTAAAGAGATGCTGGATGAGCCGGCTGATTTTCTAGGTGCTAATGGCAAGACCTGGCGGCAGGTGATAGCTCTTAAAATCCTTGACGAAGCCCGGAAGGGTAATGCAACCTTGATTAAAGAATTACTCGATAGGCTAGAAGGTAAAGTACAGGACAAGGTGGAGATAAGTGGTAAAATTGGCAGAAACCTTGAAGACTACTCAACAGAAGAACTGCTTGCAATTATCGAGGGTGGGGCAAGAGCTACTAAGGCGTAAGCAAGCTACTGATAATCTAATCCCTTTCTGTCAATACACCCTTCCCGAATATCAGTCACCTCCTCATATATTAGCTTTATCAAATGCGCTGGAACGCATAGACAGGGGAGAACTGAAGCGGTTAATAGTATTGATGCCGCCGCGACACGGCAAGTCCGAGCTTGTTTCACTCCGTTTTCCATGTTGGTATCTGGCGAGACATCCAGAAGATTACATAGTCCAGGCCGGATATGCCGAGTCTATAGCTTTAACACATTCCCGGCAAGCCAGGGATATATTTATTTCTTCGGAGATGCAGAGATTGTTCCCTGGTATCCACCATAGACCGGAGAGGGCAGGGCAGGAAACTATAGTTCCAGAGCGCCAGGCAGCCCACGAATGGGGGACTAAACAAGGTGGGTCGTATTATGCAGTCGGTATCGGTGGGGGCTTGACTGGCAGGGGATTTGATGTAGGGATTATAGACGACCCCGTAAAGGATGCCGAGGAAGCTGAAAGCCAGACATATCGGGATAGGGTGTGGGATTGGTATATAACAGTATTTATTACAAGGGCTGAACCTGACGCTGCACAAATCATTGTAATGACACGATGGCATGAGGATGATTTAGTTGGGCGAATATTAAAACTAGCTGCAAAAGACAAGAAAGCCGACCAGTGGGAGGTCTTGCACTTTCCTGCTATTAAAGATGGTCAAGCATTATGGCCTGAAAGATACCCGTTAGGTGTATTGGAACGCATCAGAGCAGGGCAGGCAGATAACCCGGATGAACCGGGGCAAGGCTCTAGGGCATTTGAATCACTATATCAAGGCAACCCGACTATTGCCGAAGGCCAGATTATAAAACGTGAGTGGTGGAGGTTTTACAGACAAGCCCCCTATTTTGAGCGGACAATCCATAGCTGGGATACGGCCTTCAAGGACAAAACACAGAATGATTACTCTGTCTGCACGGTCTGGGGTGAGGCTACAAATGGTTATTATCTTCTGGATGTCTGGAGGGGTAAGGTAGAGTTCCCTGAATTGCAACGGGTTTGTGCCTCTTTGTATGAAAGGGATAAGCCCAATTTAGTTTTGGTAGAGGACAAAGCAAGCGGCCAGTCATTAATCCAGGAGATGCAGCGCAATACACGGATACCCGTTTTACCTGTCAAGGTAGACAGCAACAAGGTGGCAAGGGCTAATTCAGTTACCCCATTGGTAGAGGCTGGCAAGGTATTACTTCCTGAAAACGCACCCTGGCTGTTTGATTATATAGAGGAATTGTCGGCCTTCCCTAATGCTGAACACGATGACCAGGTTGACAGCACCACGCAAGCCCTTTCATTTATGAGAACAGAACCCGAACCTGAAGAAACAATAGTTGTATTCGATGCTATGAAAGAGTTTGGGTTGGATAGATTGTAAAAGGAGTATTGACAATGAAAGAACATCTAATAAAGCTACAAATCGAGAGGGATAAGGCAGATAGAAGGTGGCGGATATTTGAATTTGCTTTCGTTGCTACTATTGGTATAGTAGTATTTTTTGTAGCGTGGATTGTGCGTGGTTCGCTGTAATGGAGCTGATATGACAAAACCAAAGACAAGTAAAAGATTTGAAAGCCTAAAGCCCGGCGGTGAGTTTCAGGCAATACTGCGCGAGGCCATACAGACAGTTGAAGATGAACTAAACCTTGAGGATGCCGGCTGGATTAACTTTAGCCAGACGGATGGGGTGATTACGGATCAAGCTCGACAGGCTAATCTTAAACTGTCTAGGCTTTATAATGCAACAGATCCCCTTGGCAGACAGTCTATAAGGTTGTGGACTGATTATACCTTCGGCTCCGGCATGACGTGGAGCTGCGACGAAGAATCAACGAATAAAGTCCTTGAATCGTTCTGGGATGCCGGCGCCAACAAGAACGTTCTATCCGTAAGAGGACAGCGTAAGTCATCTGATAAACTCCTGGAAGATGGCGAGATATTCTTTGCCATAATCTTAGGCAGCAGTAAAGACTCTGCAAAGATAAGGACTATATCACCGCTTGAGATTACCGAGATTATAACTAACCCGGAAGATATCGATGATGTCAGGTATTATAAAAGGGAATGGGCGGATAGGGATAGTAAGACACATACTACGATTTACCGCGATTATACAAACGTAAAAGACGGTGGCGTAGATGGTGTTAATAAGAATGATGACGCCTTAATCTATCACCTGGCATATAATTCAACCTCGCAAAGAGGTAATCCACTTCTACTCCCTGCTCTTGACTGGATTAAACAATACAGACATTTCTTGGCTTCCAGGGTTGCTATCGTACTGGCGCTTGCCCGGTTCGCTTGGAAAACCAAAGTCAAAGGCGGGCAAACCGCCGTCAATGCTATCAAGGCCAAGACACATGAACAGGAAATCGCTGCCGGCTCACACTTACTGGAAAATCTAGGCTCCGATACCACGCCGATTAAAACTGAATCCGGGGCTTCTTCAGCTTATCAGGACGGCAGGATGTTGAGACTTCAGATATGTGCTGCCGTAGGAATCCCTGAGCAATACTTCGGCGACATCTCTACAGGGAATCTGGCAACAGCCAAGACAGTTGAACTCCCCATGTTAAAGATGTTCCAGTCATATCAGGCTATCTGGGCGGACACATTCAAGGATATAAACAACATCATCCTTGAGCATGCAGGAATAGCAGAAGACAAGCGGTATGTAGATATGGACTTCCCACCGATTACCCCGATGGACGTGCTAGAGGCTGCCGATGCAATGGTCAAGATAGCCGGAGTGATGCCGAGTGTTATGGACACGCCAGACGTGCAGCAACTAGCACTCTTGATACTAGGGGTGAACGACCCCGCCGAAGTCCTGGATGCGATGAGTCAAGAATCAAAATCAAATCCTGAAGTCACCCTGTTGAGGGCGGTCAGGACTTTCAAGGAAAGTATAGAGATATATTCTGACTGGATGTCTGTGTATCATAAATCTTCAAGTAATATTACCGCTATTGAGCAAACAATAAGAGATTATGAAGGTGCAGTAGATAACTAAAAATCAAAAGGAGTAAACAATGAAATGCCCAAAGTGTAACGGCAGGAAATACATAGAGCTGGACAAGGTAGGACTGCTTGTAACCGACTGCCCTGAATGTAAAGGGACGGGAGTAATTGATGACACTGATAGCGGAACTGGAGAGCTTGTTGACGTTGCTGGAGGCTCAAATACCAGCCAACCCAAACAGCCACGAAAGAAGCGCAAAAAGGTTTCAAGAAAAGCTAAGTAAGTATTTCAATAAACTTGGTAATGCTTTTCCTTATTCCAAATTGGGCTCTATCTACAACAAGCACGTCAAAGAAAGCCTAGCCTCTGATACTGGTAACATACTCGACCCTCTACTAAAAACCTTTGATGCTACATTAACAACTGAGGTCAGCGGTGAAATCGCTGAGACCTATCTATCCGGCAGTGCTGAGATGATATCCTGGGGCAAGACTAAGGCCGGAGTGCCGATTGCCTTTGAGGGCCCACCAATCGGTGAAGCGGTAGAATGGGCGGAGAAGCGCGGCGCTACGTTAGTTGCCGAGATGGATGTAGAAACCAAACGCCGGTTGGGTAAGACAATTTCTGACGGGATAAAGAATAAACGTGGTGTCCCCGGACTTGCCAGAGATATACGCGGCGACTTCGAGAATATGTCTAAGTATCGGAGTGAACTTATAGCCAAGACAGAAACACGCAGTGCCTTGTTTCAATCCTCACAAGACAGGATGATTGATATGGGGATAACCGGCAAGGAGTGGGTGCTGGGTTCGGGGGGAGCTGAAGGTAACTGCCCTTTATGTCAGGCTAACGCTTCGGTAGGGGTTATAGCAGTTAATAGCGACTTCCCTAATCCTCAAGGTTCTATACATCCTGGTTGTACCTGTGCTATAGCCCCGGCGGTATTAAAAAAATGACAGATAAAGACGCCGAACTCAAGAAGCAACTTGATAAAATAGACTGGAATCTTGACTACGGAAGTGTTAAGGTACAGATAAGAAATAGCAAGCCGACTCTTGTAACGATTGAGAGAACGATAAAGCTGGATTAAGGAGGAACCTTATGAAACTAAAGAAATTATCCAAAGCATATAAGCAGAATACTACCATCAGATATGCTACTTGTCCCAACTGTAAAACAATCTATGAAGATGATATATACCTTTATGGTTCTTTATATTGCCCTAACCTACAGTGCGAAACAAGCAATGGTAGATATTGCCTAGTGCGTAATTAAATAATTAACTAGCCCAACGGAGGAACCGCAGGCTTTGAGGAAACTCGGAGTTTGCGGTTCTTTTTTATTATCAAGGAGGAAATTATGCCATATAACTCAGTAAGTGATTTACCGGATACTCTGGATGCCCTGCCCGCAAAAGCCAAAGAGATTTACATGAAGGCTTTTAATTCTGCCTTTGACCAGTATGGTGATGAACCAAAGTCTCACGCTACAGCCTGGGCAGCGGTTAAGAGAGTGTTCAGGAAAAATAACGAAGGTAACTGGGTAGCAAGGGAGACAAAGATTGAATCGCTACGCACTAAGTATGAGACCCTCCAGGAAGCCAGTAAGCAAGTTTATAAAGATGACAAGGAACGCATTAAGAAGGTGCTGAAAATATGCCAGGCAATACTTACTACGCCTCAGGGGGCGGAGATAAAGATTGATGAAGCCATTAGGGAATGCGATGACTGCCTTGTCTGGATTAAGGAACAGGAGGCCAAGATGAACCTAAGTGACGAGAATAAGAAGAACCTATTACAAACAGCCCTGACCACAGAATACAAGATAAAGCCCGAATCCGTTATACCGAAGAACCTGAAGATTGACGAGGTATTTTCTGACAGGGTTATCTATGATGTGGACGGGCAGCTCTTTGAAACGACTTATGAGATAGGTGAAAACGGCGAGGCTGTATTTGGCAACCCAAAGAAGGTATCGAGTACCAGGGTATTCAAGCCGATGGAATCACTACAGACAACCTACTCAGAGATTATACAGGAGGCCGGACGGCGTAATGCTTCACTTGATGCAGCCCGTGTTAAAAAGATAGTCGAACTGTGTCAGGAACTATTATCATCCGAAGAGCCGGATACTAAGACTATAGATAAAGCTACTAAAGAAGCTGCTTCTGTTCTTGAATGGATTAAAGAACAGACCGCCATGAAAACAGAAGAAGGTGAGAAATATCCGGTTGAAGCCTTTGCCTATGTCCCCGATTCTAATACCCCCGCTAATTGGAAGATAAGGTTATGGGAGACGCCGGAATTAAAGTTTACTAAAAGACAAGTCAAGAACGCAGCGGCATACCTTAGTAAGGGCGGGTTTTCAGGTAAGCATGTTGCCATAGCCAGTGAAAGGTTGTCTGAAACCAAGCGTAAAATACGGGCAGCCTACCGAAGCCTCGATATAGATGATGACATGCCAAGCTGGATAAGGGAAGTAGAGACACGGGAGAAACTCTACAGTTATACGCCTTTAATAGAAGCAGCCAATGAAAAGGGCAGGGCGCAGGTTATAGTCATTAAACCGGGATTCAATGCCTCTGAAGACAGGTATTATCCGGCTGAAATGCTTAAAAGGGATTACGGCATATTTGAAGGTGCCAAGATGTATGCCGATCATCCTACAGAAGAAGAAGACAACGCCCGTCCTGAGAGGTCGATTAAGGACTGGGTTGCTACGCTAACGGAAGTCAAATGTGATGATGACGGAGTGATTACTGGTGTTGCCGTAATCGTTGAAGCGTGGC